TTGTCGAAAAGGGTTTCTAGCTTGGCTATCTGAGCTTTGATTGATTCGGCTGCTGCGTACTTGCTCATGTTAATTTCCTTTTTTGTGGTCTGCTTTGATGGTTTAATAATAACACAAATGGGGGTGGTGCAAGGGGTTATTTGCCATTTCCCTAAGTTTCTTCCGGTAGTATTTTGTCAGCTCTTTCAAGTCGTCAATGCTGTATTTCTTCGCATCGTGCGGCCCTTCTAGCCATTCCAGCGCGCCTGCGCCAATCCGGTCAGCCAGGTTTATGCGGTAGTCCACCACGTTCCCAGACTTGTGATTGTTGCAAGGCGCACATTGTTTGTGACAATTATTCTCATTAAACCTTAATTCTGGATGCGCGCCTACTGTCCGGTAATGCCCTGCATGATATTGCCCTTGGTGGTGCCTGCCGCAAGATACACAGGGAAGGTCAGAATCCCTTGCACGAATGTATGCGTTAAACGCTGTCTGCGTGTCCTTGGCGTGAGCGCCCTTGGTCTTGATCTTCTCTTTGGCCTGCCTGACCTCTTTGCGCTTTGTCTTGCCAATAGACGCCTTAGCCTTTAGCAAGCCATAGTCCGCTGCATGATCAAAAGTGCAAAAGCCTTTCCGTTGGATTGGATTGCTCTCGCTAACCTTCGGGATCTCTGTCTTGCAGTTGGCGGCACTTTCTCATTTTGCCTTACTCATTTGGTCATAGATTGATTGCGCCTTTTCGCTCCACTGCACATCAAGGCCCGAGCCCTCAGCATAGAGCCATTCGATAAAAAGCGATTGCCTCGGATTTCTTGAAGTCTTTGCTTGATGGGCGCACGTAGACCGGTTCGCGTGATTTCCAGTCCCAAACTTTCTCACCTGGCGTACCAAGCGGCTCGCCCTGTTCTGCCATTTCCAAAGCAAATTGGTTGATCAGCACAGCCTTGACGCCGGCAAACGAATATCCTCGGAAGCCCTGCTGGTGGATGTCGTTAATCATCGGATGAAACTTGGCGTTCTGGTCTAGGCTCCGGCGTTCCCTGCCTAAACTGATCTGCACAGGCCCGCCTGCCAATGCCTTTTCAGTGTTGCTTTCGGCCCAAGCAAGGGCTGGTTCGATCTGTTCTTTTGACTCTACCAGCCTTGTGATTTCACGGTGTACGCTCATTGGTTATATGTCCTGTGGTCTAGCTCTTTAAACTGCATGTATCGGCCAATCCATGCCGTGCGTATTCTGCCTGTTGGCCCGTGCCGGTTTTTCTCAATGAGAAGTTCTGCGATTCCCTTTTCGGTTGTTTCCTCGTTATAGACCTCATCCCTGTAAAGCATGATGATCAGATCCGCTTCCATTTCTATCTCGCCGGCATTGGACAAGTCGCCCATATTTGGCCTGGCGTCGTTTCGCTTATCCACTTCACGGTTTACCTGAGCTAGTGCGACTATCGGAATTTCTAGCTCTTTGGCTAAGTTCTTGAGCGTCGACACGACTTCAGCGGTTGTTTCTTTTGGGTTCATCCGTGGTGAGCTTCCTTTGATCTTTTGAATGTAGTCCACAAACGCGATCTTGATTTCGTAGCGATGCACCCATTCGCGCACCTGCCGGCACAATTGAACAATGCTGATGCCCGGCTGATCGTTAATCCATATCTTTTTGTTGATTAGCCGCCGTGCTGTCATGCCTAGCTGATCAACAAAATCATCATCCAAGGTTGCCGTGCGTATCTTCTGTGCGTCACACGACCCCTCGATGGACAGCATACGCTTGCCGAGCTGCTCGTTACCCTGCTCTGCCGATACAATTCCCGAGGCAACCCCCGCATTGTTGGCAAGGTTCAGTAGCAAAGCAGTCTTGCCCATTGCTGGCCTTGCGCCTATAACAATCAGATCAGAGTTGTTAAAGCCTCCTGTGGCGTCGTTCAACAAGGGTATGCCGGTTTCAATGCCCACTAGGCCATCACGTTCTGCGGCTGTTTCAATCTGCCTCAAACCCGCTTTAACGGCCTGCTCTAGTGTCCACGAATAGCTCCTGCCGGTACGCTCAAGGGCCATCAACTGCGTGATTGCTTTGTCCGCCGCGCCTGCGTCCTTGGTTTCCTGAATATCAAAAAGCAGCGTTTTAGCGATTGAGGTAATTTCCGATAGCCGGAATGATTCTCGGATGCCCAAACAATATTTGCCAAACATGCCTTTACTGCCAATCGACTTCTCCAGTAGATCCGCCATGCCCTGCCGAACGTGGCTGGCTTCGCTCTGTGGCAAAGACTGCTCAAAGTGCATGGCCAGCGTAACCGGGTCGAACGTTTCTCCTGAATCGACAATGGTTCTCATAGCCGAGTAAATTTCTTGGTACACCGAATGCCGAAACTCGCTGGCTGACAGATCACATTCTTTGGCCAGGTGCGGGCTCATTAGCATTGCGGCAATTACTTCCTGTTCTGCAATTAGACTCATGGCTAGTTACCTGGGAAATCTTTAATGATTCTTTTGGCGGGCTGTGCGTTCTGCTGCTGGCCTGCGTTGTTTTTCATCCACTCGGCTTTGAAGCCTTTCCAGACTGCCGTTCCTGCTGCCTCGCCGCACTCGTTTACCGAAATCCCATCTCTACGGCTTTGTGTAACTCTCGGCCGATTGTGTTTATTGCAGTCTGCGAATTTATGCCCTTAGCTTAACCCTAGCTGTCATCCAGTCTTTGAAAATCTGTTTGTCTGGAAGGCTTGGCCATGAAGAATAATCAAGCGCGGCAGCGCCCTTATCTTTTTTCTTTTCATTATCTACAGTATTAACATTCTCTAGGTGCTGCCCTTGGCTTGCCCTTGGCTTGCCCTCAGCTTGCCCTTTGCCTGCCTCTTGCCTGCCCTCTAGTTGGTATTCTTCGTAGTTAACTATTGATATTAAAGAGTATTTATTCGTTTTTTGCCTGCCGATCGATGTCCTCACCTTCAAGCATGGTTAAGTATCTTCTGAGCTTTTTCCTAGAAATTCCACTTTTCGCTTCAAACGCTTCAAGGCCGAACAATGTCTGCCCCCTCTTAATCTCAATTAGCGTGCCGTTAAACATCCGCTTCTTGTCAGAATGGTTGGCCTCAATCAATAGCCGCATCCAAAATGCAAACAGCTCAGGCTCTTGAGACACCCAATGGTCCAACATCTTTCTGTGAACCGTAATCCAGCCGTTAAATGACATAATGGCCTCAATTGCTAAGGTATTTTACGAGCGCCATATAGGTGTCATAGGTAGGGTTAAGGCGTTTCCCGTTGGCCACTTCTAGGACAGTATGGTAGGTAAGCCCGCAATCCCTGGCTACCTGCTTGAGCTTCCTGTCGCTAAGCGCAGCCCTAATGTCTTCCATTGTCCATGCTTTCCGTTCTGTCATATCTTTCTCCATCGTTGCTGATTTAACTCTTGACAGATGTTAGGATATATCTTAACCTTTGTCAAACGGTAATTAGGAGACGAACATGAGCAACCCAATACGCATTTACATGGTCATGGATTTAAGCCTTGGCGTAATTGACTCCGACCGGCTGACGCTGGAAGAGGGTTTAAACTTGCTCTCAGAAAGCGAAGATTACGCCCTAATGCTGCAGCATGACAAAGACGTTAACCCGTTTTTAGAGTGTGATTTTTGCGGCAAGAAACACTCAACTTTGAAGGTGGCGGAATGAATGCAGGCATGAAAACCCCAACCCTAACCGAGATCCGCCAGCACGTAGAATCCACAGGCGGCACGTACAGCCGCCAAAACATCACCCTGGCGGGCAATCCGGCCTACCACGTTAACGGCACGACGATGACTAAGAGCGAGATGATCGAGCGTTTTCAGCGGGGGAGGCTATGAGCGATCAAGTAGAACCCCTGCTTGCATGGATATGGCGGCACCACGACGGCAGCGTAATCGACGCAGCAACGGCGCTCAGGTCTGACAAGTCCACGCTGTATAGGGTTATGGACACTGCTTACGTCATCAACGGCAAGCTTTACACAATCAAAAGGAAAGCAAAATGAAAGCACTAACAGCAACAACACTGGCACTATTAATGGCACTATCTGTACCGGCACTGGCGGAGAAGTCAGTCTGCAAGCAGGTCGCAAACCTTGCCGAGAACATGATGGAAGCGCGTCAGATAGGCGTAAGTATGGTTGATGCAATGGGGGCAGCTGGAGATAGCGCTATAATTAAAAGAATGGTAGTCGAAGCCTACGAAGTGCGCCGGTTCAAAGCTCCAGTATGGCAGGCAACCGAGGTGCAAGACTTCCGTGATGAGTGGTTCATGGTCTGCTATAAAGTGGCAGCGGAAATGAAAGAGTCTTGAGGATAGAGAAATGGATGACACACAGAGCGGATTTGACCAGCTTCATTATGTTGCGGTAGACCAAGTGACGACAGATAAAATAAAGGGCGAGGTTTCGGAATGGCCACCGGCAATTCTTAAGGCGGACTTTGGCGATGAAACCTACTACTATAATCTTGCGGATTGTCACAGCGAGGCTAAGCCAGAACGGCCAACAATGACCGTAATAATTGACGGAGAAGAGTGTCAGAGGATTATTGCAGGATACGTTGATGGCCTGCCTTATCCTCAGACCTTTGACGAAGAGTTTTATCACAGGGTAATAAGCAGCGTAGTCCCGACAATCGTTAAAGTTAAGTAACCGATCAAGCCCAGGCAGTGGTGGCGCAAGTAACACTGTCAGTCAGAGCCCCTCGCATCTCCGTGAAGTATGATATAGGGGGGTGATCTGGACGGAGAAGCCTCGAGATGGCTAGTCCCGCGCTGTAACGCGGGCATTAATTCTTAACAAATGGAGAGTGCCATGAAATATATCTGGCTAATAGAAGACTACTCAAGATCAAATGACGGTGAGGCAGAATATTACGGGTTTTGTGAGTCAAAAAAAGAGGCGGGGTTAAAAGCAGAAGAGCTCAATCTTGCCCGTTACATTGTGCAAAAATTAACTTATGACCAATGGGTCACTGATGGAAAAATAACCACAGATGGAAGCAGACCGGCAAACCCTGAGTCTTGCTGGGAGGATGCTTATGAAGTGGTAAAGGTTCCTTTAGTGTAGTCTTGATTGCAACGAACAGTCCCACTAAGCGCAGGTCTTTGCTATACTCCAGCAACGGAAAGGATGAAAAATCATGAGGCATTTACGGTACTGCTTTTATTCTGCAAACGACTGCAATGAAACGAGACATCCGCAGAAAGTCATGGAGTCTTTAGGGATCACCTATAAAGGTATGACCCCGCAAACGATGGGCGACCAGCTCTGGTATTGGGGATGCGAAAACGTACCCGAAGAATTGCCGGGGTATCTGTCAGACCTCAACGCGGATCCGCTTCAGTGGATTGGATGCGGGGTAACTCAAGAATTTGCCGATGAGATAATTGCAGAAGGTGGTGGGCATGCTGCCGACGAATTTGTGAAGCTTGAAAAATGGTACAGCTAAGATTGCACTGCCCGCCTGGTGCGGGTTTTTGCTATACTCCAGCAACCAGGAGATCAAAATGAAATCAACAAAAGAAGCATGGCTGGAAGCAAGCGTAAATGGCAGCTTGGTTTACTTAGCTGAGGTGATGCAGGTAGATCAACATTATGTTATTGAGATTAACCGCCCCAAGCTAGCGCGTATAGGTACAAACATAGAGGGAACTGGAGAGTTTAGACTGAACACCCTCGCTGGAACCCCTCCTGATGGCATTTGCACAATTTGCATAACGCCTCGTGATTGCGATCATAAGCCATTCAGTTTTGAGGGCAAATTTAGGCCGGAGGGTATTTACGGTCTAACCGAGATAGACTTTTATTCTAGTCCTGAGGGGTGCAATTAAATGGCTAACGTAACGATAAATCAGTGGGTAGCACAGTCTCAGGCTAGGTTAGAGGCGGTTTGGAAAACGGCTGCTCAAGACATTGTCAGAGAGATACAGACGCCAAGGGCTAAGAACGGCCGCATGCCCGTGGACACGAGCTTCCTCCGCAACAGCTTTGCCGCAAGCGTCAACAGCACCCCTACAGGAAACGGCAATTCATCTTATTCTGAGGGCCCTGTTAGTATTGTCATTGGCCGCGCCAAGATCGGAGACACCGTTGTTTTTGGATGGGCGGCGCAATATAGCATCTACGTTGAGGCGCGCTACGGATTTCTCAGAAGCGCAACTCAAAACTGGCAGCAGATCGTCGATAAGGCAGCGCAAAAAGTCAAAACGAGGGTAGGTTGATGACACCAACGAACACACAAATAGCCCAAGCTCTGTTCACGCAGCTATCAGCCGCATCGCTTGGCTACCCGATTGCATGGCCCGGAACAGACTTTAAGCCACCAGCCGCAGGCGTATGGCTAGAGCCTATGGTGATGCCAAACACCGGTATAGATAACGGCCTAGCTGCAACAGACGTCACGGTGCCCCAGGGGCTGTTCCAGGTGAGCGTATTCGACAGGCCGGGGCGCGGGATTCTTGCGGTTAATCGGGCAGCGGATGAAGTCAAGGCGGCATTCCT